CACGCACCAGCGAACGCTTCGCAATCTCCGCAACCACCTCGGGGGCGGCAGGCGTTTCCTGCGTTGCCAGCCAGGCTTCGTAGGACCGCAGGGCCACAGATGCAGACGTGGAAGGGTAGGCCGGGTTGAGCACCGGCCCCACGTCGTAGAGTCCCGATACCTCGCGGATCTGGCGGATGGCCTTGCCGTCCTCGCCAGTGCGGAAGGATTCATTCTTCGGGTCCACCGTGAAGGCGAACGAAGAACCCCGCACGTCGCGCCGCTGAATCAGTTCGAGCACGTCGGCCCGGCTGACGGGTGGCGTCACCACGTACTTCAGCCCCTTGTCATCGCTGGAGAGTTCAAGCGTGCCGCTTGAGGTGCGGCCCAGCACGATATTGGAATCGTGGTTGAAAAGTGCCACCACGTCGCCCTTGCCCCTCTGGCGGCTCAGGATTTTGTCGAAGGCTCCCGGCAGGATCTCTTCCCTGAAGCCACCCAGATCGAGCGACAGGCGGTTGTAGACGGCAGCGTAGCCGATGATGGCGGCCCGGCCATCGGCCCGGCTCTCAACGATCAGTTCGTTGTCTTCCTCAAAGGCGAAATCGCGGCGTTCAATTTCCATCTGGGGTTTCCTCCTGTTCGGCCTGGTCTTCAATCGCTGGCATCGGCTCAGGTGCCGGTGCTTGCTGCCCAACCTTGTCCAGCGTGGTCATGTTCAACTGAACGAAATGCTTGTCGCCCTCTGGCCCGATCGGGTTCAGGTTTTCGAGTTCTCGGATCTCGTTCACTGTCATCCATCCGTTTTGGAGCGCCGAAACGTAGTAGGCCGATCGGCTGGCGTGGTCGCCACGAAGCAGGCCGCTCACGCTGTGCTCGGCAAAATACGTTTCGTCGTCCACGATCAGGTCGCGGCTGATCGCCGCTTCCCACCGCTTCAGGTGCGGAAGCAGGCAGTGCTGCACGAACTCCGTGCCTTGCACTTCAATGTTCGAGTAGGTCGATCGGGTCAGATCCTGAATCATGTGCGGCGGCACGCGAAACGCCCGGCATATCTCGATGACTTGGTATTGCCGCGTCTCAAGGAACTGGGCCGCCTCATTGCTGCCGCTGAGTTCATGGGCCTTCACGCCGTTGGGCAGGACAGCCGTTCGGAAGGCACGATCAGCGCCCCGGTGCATCCGCTCCCATTGCTCACGCAGCCGCTCGGCGGCCTCCACCGGAATCGGGTTCTCAGACTCCAGCACGATGCCGGGGCGGGCACCGTTTCCGAAGTAGGTGGAACCGTGGGCCTCAAGAGCCTGCGACAGCCCGATGGCGTTCTGGAAAATCTTGTACGTGGGGATCGCCTTGATGCCGTCCTCTGTGGTGAACCGCAGGGCGAATATCTGGCTCTGGCTGTAGATCGTCTGTTTGCCGCTCGGCTCCCGGTATCGGTAGCGGAGGGTGCCATCCTCAAGACGCTCGGGCTCCATCCGGCTGGAATGGAGCGGCCACAACTCCGAGATCGCCCCACGGGCACCTGGGCGAATCTCGGCGTAACTGGCACCGTAGTGCAGATACATCCCCGTCATCCAATCGCGGAACTCCTGCGCCGTCTGCCACGGGTTTGGCTGCGTGTGCAGCAACCGATAGACGGGGTGCGTGGACGCCTTGGCCTTGCCACCGTTGGCAAGCCGTTCGTAGACGTGCAGCGGCAGGGAAGATACCGCATCCGAGATCACCCGAATGCAAGCCGTGTACGCAGAGCAGGCCATCGAGTTGTCGGCCGTCACGCGGATGCCTGACGGCGTGCGGTTGCTGCCGCCGTCGGTCCAATCGATCCCGCGCAGTTCAAACATCTTGTAGTCGGGTACGGCTTCGTTCATATGCTCATGATGTCCCAGGATTGTTCGGGCGCTGGTGCCGTCGATGTCGCGTGGATGCCAAGGGCCATAGTCAGCGCCACAATGCCGTCGATTCGCTCGTTGGATTTCGCCTTGCTCGGTTTGATGTTTCCTGCGTGATCGCTCTGGATCGCCACGGACGCGGCCTGGTACGCCAGGACGGGGTGCCCGCCGTGAAGCAACTTGCCGCCAACCACCAGACCTTCTAACGCCTTGGCCGGGGCACTCATTGAGCCATAGCCCTGCCCAAATCCTAAGACGTTCACGCCATCGCCTTGCAGTTGCGTGGACAGCTGCGTGGCGTTCCAGCGGTCGATCGCCACCTGCCGAATGTTGTATTTCTTCGCCAGCACCATGATGTCGGCACGCACTTGGTCGAAGTCGGTCACGTTCCCGTGCGTCAGGTGGAGTTTCCCTTCCTTTGCCCACTGGTCATACGGCACACGATCCCGCTTCACCCGCTCCCGCATGTTCTCTTCGGGAATCCAGTAATGGGGTTCCACCCAGAACCGGCCATCGTCCAGCTGGAACAGCAGGCAAAAGCAGGTGGTGTCGAACGTGCTGGCGAGATCGAGCCCCGCGAAACACTCCCGGCCGTCGAGCATCACCGGGCAAGGCTCGTTCCCCTGCGCCCAGTGATCCATCCGCAGCCACCGCGTGTCCTGTTCCGTCCAACAGTTTAAGTGCAATCTTTTGAAGGTGTTCTCTTCGCTGGGCATGTCCTGTGCACGCTTGCACCGCACCCGCAGGTCATCGAGCTTCACGCTCACGCCAAGGTTCGGATTGGCTTTCTTCCACGTCGCTGGTTTCGTCCAATCGTCTTCAGGATCGGCGGCATAGATCGCAGGCAGGAAGGTGGGATCTTTGATTGCACCGTCCCGCACGGCAACGGCATATTTCCAAATCTCCCAGCAGATGCTCTTGCGGTCGAAGCCCGCCGTGGTGATCGCCACGCACAGCGGCTGCCGCCTGGCTCCCGTCGAGGTGGTCATCACGTCCCACAGTTCCCTGTCGGGCTGGGCGTGCAGTTCGTCGAAGATGATCCCGTGAGCGTTCAGCCCGTGCTTCGTAAAAGCCTCGGCCGACAACGCCTTGTAAGTGGAATGCGTGTCCTCGCGGACGATCGAGTTACGGAACACCCGCAGGCGGCCCCGCAACTTGGGCGAGTTCTCCACGCAGACTTTCGCCATCTCGAACACCAGGCGGGCTTGGTCACGATCGGCGGCACACGAATAGATCTCCGCGCCGGGTTCGCCATCGAACAAGAGTTTCAAGGCGATGCCAGCACATAGCGTTGACTTCCCGTTCTTTCGCGGGATTGCCAGCAGTGATGTTCTGAATTGACGAACGTTGCCGTTCATCGTCCCGAACAGCGTGGAGATGTATTCCTTCTGCCACGGCTCCAGCAGAAACGGCTTGCCACCGAGTTCACCCTTGCTGTGCGTCAGGTTCTCTTGGAAGAACCGCACCGCAATATCCGCAGCCTTCGCATCAAGCGAACATGCGGGCGTCGTCTTCGTCTGCTTGCGGGCCTTGGTCAACGGCAGAAACCCTTGAAAGTGCAGATGCGGTCAAGCCGAACTCGGCGGCGAACTTCAGCATCTGGTTTCGTGCGTCACGCTTCCGGTTCCACGCCGGGTGATTAGTTACCCTACCCTTATCGTCCATGATCGTGGTGCCGTTCGCCTTCAGTTCCCGATCGGCTTCCACCATGTCCGCGAAGGAATCGCAGTAAGCCGCAAGCGTCTGCTGGTGGCGCGGCGACATCACCTTCGACGCTTCAAGCATGGGAACGATCCGCTCCCACTCGGCTCGGGCAACATCGGCCAGCCAATCCGGCGATGGTGGAACGCCAGGCGGCGCGTCGATTCCTGTCTTATGTGGCCCCCTAATTTCAGAGCCACGAAGCTTAAGGAGCGGTTTAGGAGTCGGCTTACGTCCCTTGCCCATACCAAACTTCCAATTTCGACGGTGTGTGTTTAGAGGATAACCGGGTGGTCTGATGTGGCGTTTTAGCGCGTTAGGCGACCCACCCTTGGGGGGGGTGGGGGGTGGGGGGGCTGGCGTGGCGGCTGTCATCCGAACCTAAGCAACCGCTGCCCATTAACTCGATTGCCCTTCTTTGCGTTACACCCGGCGCATGCCGTGCGGACGTTGGGCCAGTCGTGATCGCCGCCGCGTGAAACCGGCCATACATGATCCAGCGTTGCAGAAAGTGGATTCAGCGGATCGTAAACCTTTTCGCATCGTGCCTTGCACAGGTAACAGATCCACTTGTCACGCTTGAATACAGCCATTGCTTTTACTTGTGGATTCCAATAACCACCGCCTTTCCTGACTCGCTTGCGAGTGTCTTTGCCATAAAGCCTTTTCCACGCACGAACCGTCTTGCGCTTGCAAGCAACACAAGAAGGTCCTAGACCGAAGGCGGTGCAGTTTGAAACTATCGCCCCACACTTGCATTGACGCTCTCCTCGCCACGCTTTGGCGCACGCATAAGAACAGAACCTGGACGCGCCATCCTTGCATGGGCACCCGCATTGCTCGCACGTCGGCCTAGCAAATTCTTTTTCAGAGAGCCGACGCATGCCGTTTCCGGCCCACTCAATCGCAGCGTGTCCAGCTGTAATGAGCCGCATAAGCACAGCACTCGGCGCAGAGGCATACGGCCCGAACCTATGCCACACAGCCTTCCGCTGGTTGCTTGTGTCCCAGGCGTGATCGCCTGCATTGCGTGCTTCAAAAAAACACTTCTTGTTGCAATAGAGATTGGCGTTATTTCCGCCATGCTTCCGCTTAAATTGCTGGCCGCATCGCTTACAGGTAGGCATTGGCCGCCGCCCACTGGCCTGTGTGCCCTTTAGCCGCCCTTTCTTGTATTCTTTCTTGTATTCGGCCATGTAGGCCGCGTGCCAAGACTTTCGGCATGCGTTCTTGCATTCAAGAGAGCAGCACTTGGCCTTGCCGACGTTGGCTCCCGCGTTGGTGAACTCTTTACCGCAGGTCTTGCAAATGGCCTGCTCAGTCGCCTCTACCCAACGTCCAGCCTTTCTGGCTAAGTGCCGCTGAAGTTTGTCGCAGTGCGGGCATCTCTGGCAATCTCTTCCGGTTGCGGTCTTCCAGTCCGAACCGCACTTCCTGCATCCCATGGCAACTTTCTCCTGAGTTGCCACTGGTCGTACCAAGGTTGTCAAACCACTGGTTTCGCATTCTCCCGTGCCGTCTTCCTGCTGTGGCAAGCTAGGCACCGTGCCGCACCGTTCGCCACGTCGTACCTATCGCCGCCCTGCGTGATGGGCACGATGTGGTCCGCGTGCATCCCACGTCCGTGATCCACTCGGCCACAGTCAACGCATTGCCAGCTGCACTTGGTCAGCACAGCCTGACGCCACAGCTTGTGTGCCTTGTCGCAGTAGCCCCGTGCCGCAGCGTTGGGCCTGGCCGTGTCGTCACGCCTTGGGCCTCGCGTCCGTAGACGTGGCGGCCTGTGGCTCGGCATCCGTGTAGGCATGGGCCTAGCTCTTGAACATCACGAAGCCGGTCGTGCCCGTGCTGTTTGTCGTGGCGCTGACGATCTTGAGGTACTCAGTGCCGAACACTTCATCGGGCAAAGCGTATGCCCGGCCTTCTGTGGTCGAGGCGGCCAGCGTCAGGTCAGCCACGCTGCCGTCCACCTTGTACAAGCGTCGGAACGCACCAGTAGGGGCGGAACCCACCCACATCTGTAGCGACGTGGCAGAGGTGCTCATGGTGCCAAACGAGACCACAGCCCCTGCAACGTCACGCATATCGAGCGTGGTAGCCAGGCTGGTGGCTGTGTGCAGCGTAATGTCGAAATCCCTGTGCTTGCGGCTGATCGTGGCGTCGGACATGTGTGGTCTCCTGTGCCTCTAGGCTAGGCATCTGTGCCGTTCCCCTTGCAGTAGCGTGCGTGGCTGTCTTCTCAATGAAGAGCGTCAGATGTCCAGCATCTCGCCAGGAATCATCGCCCGTATTTCTTCCGCGAGCCTACGCTCCTCCGCTGTCGGCTCGCCGTGCTTGCACAGGCTGCGGCAGGTCTGGTCGATCTGCCACAAGACCTGCCTCGCCTCCATGCCCAGCCGAGCGGCGTCGTATTCGGCCTGCTCTTCTGGGAGCGTGTAGGTGAGCGTGGCGATGGGCATGTATAGCGAAGTTACTACGGTTTATCGGCCACACTACACTCGCCGTGTGTACGGTGCCGCCGTAGTGCAGCGATTTCCAGTTTCCAGTTTTTGATAGGTCGTGGTCTATCAAAAGCCGCCCCAATCATATCAGCAAACGCATCATTTGTGATGCTTTTCGCATATGGATTCGGAAAGAAATCCTATGCACTTTTTCCCATGTGACGAGGTTTCCGCCGCCGGAAACTGCCGTGATACTGCCCGCCGATACCACGACGTTCTTCTGGTGCTATAGCGTCATTCCGCGTCAGCGAAATTCTCGCACAGTTCCGAGAACGCCTCGCCAGCCGCCCCCTGAACTAAGGCGACGTACTTCTCTAGCGCCGCAAGTCGCTCGGCACACTCATCCAGCAAGTCGGCGGCCTCTTGCACGCGGAACCGAACATAGGCAGGCAGCGTATCGATGCCAGACTTCTGGTCATTCAGAACCATGACACGCAATGCTGCGGCGGAAATCTCTGGCAGGTGGGAAAACGTGTCGTACTTCCCTGCTCCTTGTTCCATGAATCACCTTCCTTTCGGGGAGTCATTCTACCCCAATAGCAAGGCGGCGAAATACCTTTTCCGCGCTCTCTAGTTGGGATAGCGTCACGCATCCGTCGCCAGCAGGGCGACAGCATCCGCCATCGGCATCACTTCGATGTCGGCAAACCGCTCGGCATCCAAGTGTGAAAAGCCGCCGTGCAGAAACCCGCCGGGCAGGCACTCGGTCAGGATGTCAGCGTTCAGCATGAACCGCCCATCTGTCAGAGGGCGAGCGTTTGGAACGTGGCGTGGGTCGCCATGCTCTGCCTGCACCTGGGCGAGCCGTTGGGCAAGGGCTGCCGGGAAGACCAAGGCGTAGTCCCTGGCCCAAGTGAGTTCAACGGGCAGCGTGAGGTCGGCCAGTGTCATGCTTGCGTTCTGCCTAATGAGGTTTGGAGCGACTGCATTGCGGTGTAGAGGGACGCCACCTGCGCCGATGTCATAGCCCGGCCGATGCTGTATGCCCTCATGTTCCCGACATAAGCCGGGAAGCTGCCTACAATCTCGTCTGTGCGGTAAACGTAGACCTCCGCATTGCCGCCCGCTGGAGTAATGCTGCTGGTTACCGTCCCGACGGATGTGCTGCCGTTGTAGAGCGTTAGCGCTGTCGCAGACTCTCGCGTCATGAGCGCCATTCCGTTGGCGCTGATAAGGTTGTTACTGGCAGGCGAAGTGGGAGTTGTGCTGCCCCAAAATGCTCGGTCAGTGCGCAATTGCAAAAGGTATCTGTCGGAGCCGTCCACCGCGCCAATCGGGTACTGCACCGCGCCAGGGTAGGCACCGATTGCCGCCATAAAGTGACCTGTCGTAAACGCATCCATAGCGTTCAGGTTTAGCCCGGTGCGCAGGTGTTTGGTGTCGGAGTTTGATGTCAGCCCTCCGCTCGCTCCCGTTTCGCTGTAGTCCCCGCTGACAAACGGCCCGACGTTCGTATCGGTGGTATTCCCAAACTGCGTCCCCGTCCGATCTGGCCCGCGAAACAGCGGCACGAGTGCGGCATTCAGATTTGACCCCGCGAAGATGCCCAAACGGTAGAAACGGTCGCGCAGGCCAGCCGTGACGATTGCCTTACAAAACGCATCGACAGCCTTCATCGTCGTGGCTGAGACGGTGCCGCCGTTGGCGACTACGCGAGACTGCCAATCGCGGGCGTCTAGGCCGTAGCCTGCGGATGCTCTTGGGCGAAGCGTTCTCGGGCTCATTGCCATCGTAGTGCGCTCTTGGGGTGATATAGCGTCTTAGTTTTGCCGGTCAGTTTCCGGCATCACCGTCGCGGCAGACTTGGGTTGTAACGCATAGAGCAAGCGGGTCTGCTCGCGGATCGCGCCGCTGATCTCCCGCTGAGTCTCGCCCAACTGGCTGACGAACTCTTGATGCGCCGACACCAGCGGTAGCAGCACGTCCTGGCGAAGCACCCAGCCGAACGCAATCGCCACTAGGGTAGGGAAGCCCCACCGCTCGATGATGGCAAACATGGTGTTCTTCGTTTCGTCTGTCATCGCTTGCGCATCTCCGTTTGCCAGCCTAAGAGTTGGATTCGATTGCTTGCAGATTCCAGCCACCACCGCAGGACTGCCTTGACGATCTCCTGAATGAGAACACCCAGCACCAGCGTCAGAATGATGCCCATTTGGTAGTTCTGCCGTTCGCTCCGCTCGATGCTGCGGGCGATCTCGTCTGTGACTACGGCGTACTGCTCCGGCCTCGTCTGGCTCATGGCGACGTGGGGCCACTTGCGGACCACGCGGTTTGCCAGCCTCGACACCAGGGCTTTCCCGGCCATGTGCTTGCGGGCTGATAGCTTCGACCACACGTAGGCGTCGAGGTCTTCGAGGCTCATAGTGGGCACCTCCCGTTGGCACAGGCGGCCTTGGGTTTCTTGCCGGTTCCTTTGCAGATGGGGCACGTCATCACAATGCGGCCGTCGCCCACCTTGCCCGTGCCGTTGCAGTTGTCGCAGGCATCGCTCACCGGCTTGGCTGGCCCGGCCTGCTGAAAGACCAGCATGCGGGCCGTTTCGCAGGCGAGATCCGCAGACAGGGAAGCATCACGCGGCACGCTCTGCATCGACGCAGCCAGGACGAATGCCCCGGCAACAATGCTGGCGGTTTTCATATCACGCCTCCCAGCCAATCGGGCAGGCGACGTGGTGCGAAGCCTTCATACCCAGCGATTGCGAACGAGTCGCGGCCAGACAGCATCCGGTCGCACACGTCTGCATCTACCCAGAAGGAACATTCCTTGAACCGCTCGGGCATCGTCTCGGGGTAGTGCTTCCCAGAGTTGGACGCACCCCAGCTGTTCACGCAGAGCAGGCCCGGCCGCGATCCGTACCGCACGCCTGCGAACATCATGCAGTGTGCCCAGGAGCCAGCCGCCCGGCAGAACCCGTCAGCGTCTCGCGTCATGCCGAAGCCCTGCCCAGAGCAGACCGCCACGGGGTAGCCGTTCTGGATCGCCAGCCCGGCTTCCTTGAACGATGTCGCCAGCGTGGTTGTCGCCACCCGATGCTTCACGGCGAACGGTTCGAGTTCGTTGGGAACGCCCGTGTTTCCCCACGTCTTCTCCCGGTTGGCAGAGTATTCGCCAAACGTCTGGCCGCCGTAGTCCTGGCCGTAGTGCAGCGTACCGAACTGCGTAACGGCTTTGGCTGCCGCTCCGCCGTAGGAGCCATCGGACATACCAGCGGGCCGCCCGCCGCGAGCCTCGACGCGAGAGAAGGCATACACGCTGGCTTCGAGCACTCGCCCGCCGTAACTCTCCGACTCGCCACGCACCACGATGTCGCAGGCGGCGAGCATGTCGCATGACAAGGCCCAGCCCCAGCCGACACAGGAACCGATGCCCTGCGCCCCACGCTTCCAATCGGGAGCGACTGCGAACAGGGCTGGGTACAGCAGCGTCTCGCGTTGCTCGTCAGCCAGGCCGGGGCCAGCACTTGCCAGCGTCTGAAACGGCAGTGACGCCACAAATCGCTCTGTGGCTTCGGGGTTGGGCGTGTAGCCCATCAGCGGCAGGAAGGCCATCTCTCAGCCCCTCCCAGCGCCGCACCACGCCAACGCATTGCACAGGTCGATATACGCCTGGCGAACCTCGGGCGTCACCGGCTTTACGTCGAGGCCGATCGTGTCCGCAAAGGCCCGCTCTACGGCTTCGCCCAGCCCGGCGTACTTGTCCTGCGGGTTCGCACCCAACCTGCGCCAGCCGATCCGCACGGCAATGATTTGGAACCCACGCAGGGCTCTGGTGTCGGTGAACACCGGCTGAGTGTCGGTCGCATCGCCACGCACCACAGCGGCAGACTTCGCCCACAACTGTGCCCACAGGATCCGGTCGATGGGGTTCGCCGTGGACATGATCCGGTGAACGTCGGAAACTTTTGTCTTCATCGCCGCGTCAGGCTCTTCGATTGTGATTTCAGTGGGTGCGGATTTCTGGCAACTCTCGACGCCGAATAGCGCGAAGCATCCAAGGCAAAACGCTACGAGTAGCCGAGTGGTCTGGTTCATTTCTTCGCCTTCGAGGTGCCGCCAAGCATCACGTCGATCAGCTGCTGGCACAGGGCAACGCCTTCAGTGCAGCCTGACGCCTTCAGCCGCGCCGCCAGGTCTAGCACCGTGTGCATGTCCTTCTCTGTCACTGCGGCTTTTTCAGTTGGGCTTTCCACTGCACGCGCTGACCACGCGGCTTTGGCTTTTTGGACCAGAGCGGCCACGGCCGGAGCAGCGATGAAAGCAGCCGCGCCAACGGCAGCGAAGACACGAACCCATGCTGACACGTCATAGGTCATCGCACCTCCTCGACCTTCAGCAATGCCCACCGCACAAGGGCTTCACCCTCTTTGGTCTTGAGCAAGTTGCCGACGTGCTGCACCAGTTCGTCGTCGAGCGGGCTTGATGTCTTGGACGCCAGCCACTCGCAGGCGTCAGCGATGACGAGCGAACGCTTGAACGTGTCGGGCTCGTTTACCAGGCGTTGACCGTAGCCGATCAGCGGTGCCCATTGCTGGAGCAACGCCAACTGCTGCCAGATCGAAAGACCTTCGCCGTACTTCTGGGCTTCGTCGGGCGTCATCTCATAGGTCATTTGGCATCTCCAGTGTGTTCCCCTGAGTCTGCCCCGCCTTCGTCGCCCTCTTGCAGTTCGTCCCCGTTCACAGTCTCGTTGCAGTAGTCGTAAAAGAAATCGAAACAGTCGCGGGTTTCGTGGCGAACGTCCTTCACTTCCAGCCGAAAAGGGAACTTGAAGTGGTCACTGTCCTTTACGGTCCCGTCACCTTCGCACAGGTAGATCGACATGTACTTCTGGCTGAAGTCGATGACGATCTTTCCAAGCGTCTGGCTGCCGTACTGGTCGCTCATTACTCGCCCTCCCCAAAGGTCCGCAGGTCGGGCGGTAGTTCAACTTCACGCACTTCGTAAGACACGGGCTTCGTTACCTGCCGCTCATGCCGGGTGTGTGCGTCCCACCGGGCTTGAATCTCTCGGCACGCTTGGGCGATCTCGCGCGTTGTGGGGTCACGTTGACGCAGCGGCTTGAACCGCAGGCGGCGATCGTTCCGCAGGGGCAGCTGCCACACGTCACGCAGGCGAATCGTCTGATCCTTGGTGATTGAATATCGCTGGCACAACGCCGAGATCGGCATGTGCGTACACCAATCGGCACGGAAAGCCGTGATGCTAATCGTCGCTGTGTTGCCCGCCATCCGTGGCCTCCGGCATCCAGTGCATGACAGTCCGCATGGCAGGGTCCAGGTACATCCGCATCTTCGTCCGCTCTGTCATCGTCCGCGTAAAGGGAACGTGCTCGCAGTCGCTGCCGTCGTACGTGCCCTTCAGGTAGGCGTAGGTGTCGTAGATCGCCATGCCGCCGAAGGCGCTTGCCACCGGCACAGGCGGCGAACCGACAGGCGGCAGCCATTGGTGCTTCCAGCCGCCAAGGCCCGCCGTGTAGTCGTCCCAGTAGTTGGTGGGCTGGCCGACTCCGCGCATCGCCCATGCGTCATAGTGGCAAAAAGCTTTCGCCAGCATCGGCTTCTGGTCCTCACCCATCTGCATCTGCGGGTGCTCGATCAGCGACACGCTCGCCATGCCTGCCGCGTCTGGTGTCTCGTGCATCCGCCCAATGCCGTGCAGGAAGCCCGAGTGCGACCAGCCGCCCCAGGCGTCCCAATCAATCGCCACCACGTAGTCGGCATCAGACGCATGTTCACGTACCCACCGCTGGCAGGCGGTGCGGTACTCGGCAAGCGCCTCTGTGCGGCGGCCTGCGAACTCGCTGGTGAATTGCTGCCGGTCGAGCCGCTGGCTTAGGAACGTGGCCTGCGGGTAGTGCCGACAAAACTCGATTAGCACCTGGTCGGTGTTGTCGGTGTTGTCGTTGGTCTCGATATGCAACCGCCACTCCCGGCAGCCTGCCGCCAAGCGTTCGAGCCGTCCAAGGTTCGCCTGCAAGTGCAGTGCACAGTTTCGGGCCAGCCCAACGAACACCACGCTGGCGTCGGAAAACTCCTGTTCTCCGATCTCGACGTGCCGCAGGTAGTCGGCGGCGAACGGCTCCAACGGGTAGATCAAGTGCTCGGGCACGTTCATCGTTGCACCTCGCCAAGAGCGTTGGACAGCCAGCGGAGCTTCTCTTCGTGCGGGAACACGCCGCACGGGTGGTAGACCAAATCCCCGGCCTGCCAATGCCCGCCGATTTCGTCGTGTGCGTTGGCCGGGCGATTCCACACGCACGAATTGAACGACCGCAGCGGGGCAACCGTCAGCACGTCGCCAAGTGCGTCAGCGTTGGTGCCCAAGAACGTCTGCCACTGGCACGGCAGCAATCGCCACTGCTCTTGCGTTTCGGAAAGGTGATTCGCCAGCCACCTCGAATGGAAGGTGTTCTTCCACACCATCGAGCCGCAGTTGATGCGGTTCCAGGGAAGGATGCCCTCTTCGCACACCGTCACGTTTGGCCCCAGGCACGCCAGAGACTCGATCGGTACTGCCATGTTCGTCAGGATCGTGTCGGCGTCGAGCGTCCAGATCAGATCGAAGCGGTCGAGGTAGTGGCAAAGGAGGTCAGTACGGACCACCGCCGTTTCGTATGGCTGATTGTCTGCCACCAGCGAATAGCCGTGGCGTAGGCAATACTCAAGCTTGTTGGGCATCGTCAGCGTGGCAACGTCGCGGATGTTCTCCGAGACGCTGGTGATGATTGCAACGCTCACTGGATTCGCACGGTCGTTCGCGCCTCCGTGCCGTAGGTCTTCTCAATCACCAGCCGCCGGACGTGCGTGTCGTCGAAGAACTCGCCAAGCGAATCGAGCACAGCCTTGGCGATGTTGTCGGCATCGGGGCGGGGCAGGGCCGGGGCGGCAGGCTTCACGCCTTTCTTGTTCATGTGAGACTTCGGGCGGGCGAATACCGCGTCGATGATCACTTCGATTGGTTCGGCAACCGGCAACAGCCCGGCCACTTGGGCAGCCATGGCGATACACTCGCGGTACTCATGCACCGGGTGCTTGGCGGGGACGTAGGCACGGGCAAAACCGCCCACGGTGGAGACTCTGGCACGGGGCTGGGGCACAGGGTCGCCCGGAACCGAAAACGTGATTGGCTTCATGCGCCGATCATCGCCAGCCCGTCAAGTTTTGGCGGCGAAAAACAAACCGATGTTCGCAAAGGCATACCCGAGATACGCCACACCAAGCGCGTAACGTCCGTGGTACGCCAAGTCGCCAGCCACGTAGAGGTATATGAATCCGCACAACGCGATCAGCCAGGGTGCCATTGCGATGCCCTCAGTCGTTCGATGTTCTTGGCCTTGATCGCGGCAGCCCGCTCGGCAATCTCGCTAGGCGTGGGGTCAACCTCACGCTGCCGGTACTTGTTGTGACGGTCAGCGATGCCAAACTGATCCCGCGCCTTCTGAATCTCCCTGGGGTGGACTCCGAAGCGACGGGCGATTTCATGCACCGTCACCCCGGAGTTCCACCAC